CGATCTCCCGCAAACCGACGTTGCGACTCCGATCCGCCATGACTTGCCGAGGCTTCGGTCGATGGCGGCCGACCCGGCAGGATCGTTCGGGCCGGAAGTGACGAAGTGGGCTGGCGCGCACCTCGGCCTCGTCCTGATGCCGTGGCAACGCGAGGCGCTGAACGGTCAGCTCGCGTACAACGGCGACGGCCGCCTGGCGCATACGGTCAGCCTCGTGTCGGTCGCGCGGCAGAACGGAAAGAGCGTGTGCCTCGAGGCGCTGATCGGGTGGTGGCTGACGGAGCGCTCGAAGACGCACGGCCGCCAGTTCGTCGTCAGTACCGCGAGTTCGCAGAAGCTCTTAAGCGTGATGTTCCGGCATCTCGCGCCGATCCTCGAGGAGACGTTCGGCGGCAAACCGTTCTGGTCTCGAGGTGCTGAACGTGTCGACATGCCGGACGGGAGCGAATGGATGTTGCAGGCCGCGACGAATCGCGCCGGGCACGGCTTCAGCATTGACCTGGTCACCGCCGACGAGGTGTTCGACATTGGGACTGACATCGTCGAGCAGGGGCTAATGCCTGCGCAGCGCGCTCGCCCTGATCCGCTTTTCTCGATGTGGAGTACGGCCGGGCATGAGGGCAGCGAGGTGATGATCCGTTGGCGCGAGCAGGGCATCGCCGCTATCGACTCGAAGGCTAAAGGGTTGCACTTTGCGGAGTGGTCGCCGCCTGCTGGCGCGCATCCGCTCGACCCGGCGACGTGGGCGTGGGCGAATCCGGCGCTCGGCCACACGCTCAGGGGCGAGGTGCTCGAGCGTGAGAGCGCAGGCCCGAACCGGCAAGCGTTCCTGCGCGCGTCCCTGAATATGTGGGTCGGCGCCGTCGACTCGTGGATTCCTCCGGGCAAGTGGGAGGAGGGCATCATCGACGACGTCGAGACAACGGGTGGCGTCCTCGCCATTGAGGGTTCGTTCGACGAGACCCGTTACGTCGCCGTGAGATCCGTCGCGGTCGGCGACACGATTCACGTGTCGATCGCGTACCAGGCCGTCACCCTGAACGATTTGTGGGAATGGGTCGTCGAGGAACTCGCCGCCGACAAAACAATGCGAGCCCTTATCGGCGTGTCACTCGCGCCGACGATGCCGCACATCGTGGAACGGCGCAGCTCGACGGTCGGCTATGCGGAGTCGTGCAAGTGGACTTCGGCGGCGCGCGCTCTGATTATCCAGGGCCGCATCCGCCATAATGGCGACGTGCAGCTCGCCGAGCAGATCGGCCGGTCTGTTGCCGTCCCGACGAAAGACGGCTGGGTTATCTCGTCGAGGAAGTCGCCGGGGCCGGTCGAGCTGGCACGCTGCCTCGTGTGGTCGGCGAGTGTGGCAGCCCGGCCGGTGTCGGCGAGCAAACCTGCGATGGCTTCGAGCCGGAGGGCTACGCCGTTACCGCGTAGAGCCGGATAAACCTCACTTTCGTGGCCTCGATCGTGCGAGCACGACGGTAGACGCCGTCCGGCTGACCGTGACCGACGTTGGTGTTCCCCTCAATCGTCTTCAGCACGAACCGTTCGCCACTCATCGCCCTAACGCTTGTCACGATGCCGATGTGATCCTGGGCGCCGCCGTCCCAGTTGTAGACGACGAGGTCGCCGACGCGCGGCCGCGTTACTAGCTTCCCGTTCGCTTTCGCCCAGGTCAGCCAACCGTCGCAGCTTGCCGGATGCTCTACCTTGCCCTTCCACCCAGCTTTCCTGCACATCGCGAAGACGAACGCGGCACACCACGGGTTAGGCGATGGAACGCCGGCCGCGTTCAGCCAAGCGTCGATCCTCGGGCCGGCGTTCGGCTCGTGCTCGTGCACGCCCAGTTCGGCGGCGGCGGCCGCTAGTAGCTTCGTCTCGAAAGTAGTCATACCGTCGAGTGTATCTATGTATAGTTTCGATTCATGCGGAATCCCTTCAGGTCGGTTCCACCCGTCGTCGAGGTGAAGGCTGCCGCCGGAGTGTCGACGACGACCGCTCAAGGCTTCGTGCAGTTCTCACAGTCGGCCGCCGTCAACTACGCGATGAATGTCCCGACGATCTCGCGTGCTCGCGACCTTCTCGCCTCAGTCGTCGGCGCCGCCACCATTGAGCAGTACGCGCAGCAGCTTGACCCCGTCACAGGTGAGACGTCCCATGTCGACCTCGCGCCGACCGGCTGGATGGATCGGCCCGACCCGGCAGTTACGCGCAACTTCCTTCTAGCTAACACGTTCGGCGATCTATTTTTCTTCGGGCGCGCGTTCTGGCTCATCACGTCGAGATACGCGAATGGCTACCCGGCTTCGTTTACTTGGCTTCCTGCCGCTGACATTCAGACCGCCGACCAGCAGCCGCCCCAATGGTTCGGCCCGTCCCCGCAGGTGACGTTCGGCGGCCAGCAGATTTCAGCCGGCGACCTTGTCCAGTTCCTCAGCCCGATCACCGGCCTGATCTACACGGCGCCGCGCGCGATTCGCACCGCGTACCGCCTCGACGCTGCCGCCGAACGCTTCGCCCTTACTGAGATTCCGTCCGGCTATTTGCAGCAGGTCGGCGGCGAACCGATGACGAGCGACGAACTCGCCGACCTCGCTGCCGCCTGGGCAACCGCGCGCCAAGAGAACGCCGTAGGCGCGCTCAACGAATCTGTGAAGTGGGTCGAGTCCTCGACCGATCCGTCTAAACTACAGCTCACTGAGGGCCGTTCTTATTCTGCCCTCGAGCTGGCTCGCGCATCGAACGTGCCTCCCTACTTGGTCGGTGTATCGGTGGGCGGCTATACGTATCAGAACGCCGAGCAGGCGCGAGGCGACCTCGTCACGTTCGGCGCGCGCCCGTATATCGACTGCATCGAGCAGACCCTGTCCGGCCCGAACGTCCTGCCGCGAGGCCGCTACTGCGAGCTTAACCTGGGCGTTTGGCTTCGCGACCCGCTCGGCGACCACATTTCCCTAGAACAGGCGGTAGACATTGCTCAGGTTTAGCGTACCCGCAGCCCTCCAGCTCGACACCTCGGCCACGGGCGACACTCGCACCATTACCGGTCTAGCCGTTCCGTGGAACGTCGACGCGACCGTTAACGACGGCCAGGTCGTCAGGTTCGCGCCCGGTTCGCTCGCGACCGACGGCCGCCCGCCGAAGCTAATCGAGTACCACGACCTCAGCCGTCCCGTCGGCCTCGTCGTCGAGCGCGTCTCAACCGATGCCGGAATGACATTCAAGGCGAAGGTCTCGCAAACCTCGGCCGGTACCGACGCTCTCACGCTCGCCCTCGACGGCGTCCTCGACAGTGTGAGCGTCGGCGTTAACGCGACAGCCTGGACGATGGACGGCGCCACAATGGTTGTCACCTCAGGCGACTGGCTCGAACTGTCGCTCGTCACCGAAGGCGCCTTCGCCGCCGCACGCATTTCCGACGTTCAAGCTACGCAACACATGAAGGAGAGCAGCATCATGAGTGAGATCGAGCAGCCCGTTCCGCCGGCGGATGATCCGGTCGAGGAGGCCACACCGACCGCGATCGCAGCCCAGCTTTCGGGCAGCACCATCGCCGCCCAGCATCGCCCCGCATACCGGCGCGTCGCGACCGTCGGCGAGTACCTGTCGGCAATGAGAACGAACCCGACCGAGTTCGCGAACATTCGCGCCGTCGTCGCGCTCGACACGACGACCGAGGTTCCCGGCATTGTGCCGACGCCGATCCTCGCCCCGATCTTCTCGGCCATCGAGGCCGCCCGTCCCCTCGTGACTGCGCTCGGCACGCGCGCCATGCCGCCCGGCGGGAAGATCTTCGTACGCCCCGTCGTCAGCGTGCACGTGTCAGTCGCCGAGCAGGCCGCAGAAGGCGACCAGCTCTCGTCGACCGCCCTCGAGATCGACGACGTCCAGGTGACGAAGCTCACGTTCGGCGGCACCGTCGACCTTTCCGAGCAAGTCATCGAGTGGTCGCAACCCTCGATGCTCGACGCCGTCGTAATGGACATGGCTCGCATCTACGCAAATCAGACCGAAGCGTTTGTCTGCGGCGAGTTGCTCGCCGGCGTTGGCAATACTGACGGCGGCGTCGACTTCACCGACCCGGAAAGCGTCATCGCGGCCCTCTACAGCGCCGCCGCCGATCAGGCGTCCGCTACGAACGTGCTCCCCGATTTCATCGCGCTGTCAGTTAACCGCTGGGCGGCCTTCGGGTCTCTCGTCGATTCGCAGGGCCGCCCGGTGTTTCCCAGCTACGCACCTTCGAACGCGCCCGGCTCGCTGAACCTCGGCAGCTTCACGAGTAACCCGCTCGGCGTTCGTCTCATCGTGTCGAGCGGTTTCGCGGCCGACACGTGCATCGTCGGTAACTCGCGCGGGTTCGAGATCTGGGAGATGCTGAAGGGTTTGCTACGGGCCGAAAACCCGTCAGTTCTGACTACAACGCTCGCCTACCGCGGCTACCTCGCCACTCTGGCGATTTCTGGCGACAACCTCACCGCCCTGACTGCGTAATGCCAGTAATCGAGTGCATATGGGTTACGGACGCTGACGTCCTCGACTGGCTAGGCGTCGATCCTGCCTCCGTCGACGACGAAGCGTTCGTGACCCTATGCACCGCGGCGGGCAATAGCTGGGCGTTCCGCCGTCGCCTCGAGGCCGGCTACGAAGACGACCCGGAGGAGTCACCAAACGCCGCCGTGACGCTCGGCACAATCATGTATGCCGGCTCGCTTTATAGAGAGCGAGGGTCTGTCGACTCGTTCGCCAGCTTCGGCGAAATGAGCACCGGCGCCCCGGTCGCAAGTATGGGCCAAATTATGCGTCTTCTCGCCATCGGCCGCCCCCAGATCGCCTGACATGCTGCAGGAAGCCGTCGACGTCATCCAGGAAGGCCTCACCGCCGCAGGCATTGTGTCGGCGACGGATCCGCGCAACATCAAGCCGCCGTGCGCGCTCATCGACCCGCCCTCGTTCCTGGTTGTAAATCCGCATATGATCAACACCACGACGATCGTGCACCTGATCGTTCCCGGCCCTGGCAACAGGGACGCCGCACAGCTCCTGATGCAGCTTGCCGACGAAGCTGTTGCCGCTATAAATGTTGTAAGCGGCTCACCTTCCACGACCACAGTCGGTTCGAGCGACTTCCCGTCTTACGACCTCACCGTTACCTACACGATTCAGTCTTAGGAGGCACCATGCCCACCGTCATCAATAATGGCCGCTCGATCACGTTCGAGATCGACGGCGCTAGCTATGAGTATCAGGCCAGCACCGTCGTCCTGAATCAGCAGAACACCGTCCAGACGTACGACACCCTCTCGGGGCAGACGTCCATCGTGACGAACGTCGGCGGCACCCTCGATACGACCGTCTACACCGACTGGGCCGAGAGCTCCGGCGCCGGACTGATGGACACTCTTTGGGATGCGGCCGACGCTGGAACCTCGATTGGCTTCGAGATGGTCGCCTCGAACGTCGCAGAGGATCACGACACCACGTTTGCCGGTAACTGTATCCCGCAGTTCCCGACCGTCGGCGGGCCTGCAGGTGACGCCCTCAGCACCTCGATCACGTTTGTTCTCGACGGCGCCGTAACGCGGACTTACGCCTAGTGTTTACGTTCGACCTCGACTGGGGTCAGGGACTAGAGCGAATCGAGTCGACGCTCTGGTCTCTTACCACCTGGGAGCGCAAGTTCGATCGAAAGATAACTAGTCTCACCGACGGCATAGGCATGGACGAGCTATTCCACATCGCTCACGCGACCCTCATCCAGCAAGGGGCCGAGGTGCCAAAAAGCGTAGATCAATTTATCCAGAAGCTAGTCTCGTTCGAGATCATCAGCGACACCGAACCGACGGGGCCTACGAAGTAGGGACGCATCGACGGCTGCTCGCCCAGGTGCTCGCCCGCACAGGCTTCTGGCCCCCCGACATCGAGTTTGAAACTCGCGACCTCTACACCGTTACGGAGCTGCTCTCAGAATGACCCTCGGCGCCACCATGAAAGTAGAAGGCGTAACCGCCGCGCTAAACACGTTGCGCCAGATCGACGCCGAGTTCCAAAAGCAGGTTAAAAAAGACATACGCGCCGCCGCGAAGCCGTTGCAACAGAAGGCGCGCGAGTACGTGCCCCTCGAGCCGCCCCTCAGCGGCTTCTCGAGGTCGTGGACAAGGTCGACCGGAGGAACCGTCGCAGGCTGGAACAGTCGCGGCAAAACGCGAAACAAAGTCGTGATTAAGACTGGCGGGAAGCGGCGCTCCGACGGCAGCTACCTCCTGGTCGCCGTCGTCCAGACTGACGCCATGGGCGCTATCTACGATATGGCCGGTCGCAAGTCCTCCGGCAACACTCCCGCAGGCCGCGCCATGATCGCGAACCTCAACAAGATTCGCAGCGCCTCGCGCGGAATGTGGCCTGCCGCCGAGCAGGAACTACCGCACATCCAACAGGTCGTCGGCGGCATCCTCGACACCGTAAGCGCCCGACTGACGAAGGAACTCGAATGAGCATCATCGTTCCGATCCTCTCGACGTTCAACGCGGCCGGGATCGATTCCGCTAGCAAGAAGTTTGGAGAGCTGGATGGCATCAGCGCGAAGACTGGCGCCGCGTTCCAGTCCGCGTTCCTACCTGCCGTCGCCGTTGTCGGCGCCCTCGGCGTCGCTCTCGAGGGAAGCATTAAGGCTGCCATCGCCGATCAGGCCGCCCAGGAGATCCTCGCGAAACAGATCGTCACCTCGACGGGCGCCACGGCTAAAGCTATCGCTCAGAACGAAAAGTGGATTACGTCGCAGTCGATCGCGACCGCTACCGCCGACGAGAAACTACGCCCAGCGCTCGCCAGCCTCGTCCGCGCCACGAAAGACGTAAGCAAGGCGCAGGAACTGCTAACGCTCGCCCAGGACGTCAGCGCCGCCACCGGAAAAGACCTCGAGGCCGTCAGCCTCGCCCTCGCAAAAGCATCGCTAGGCAACGTCGGCGCCCTGACGAAACTCGGCGTGCCGCTCTCGGCGAATACTAAGAAAACGAACGACTTTGACGCTGCGACGAAGGAACTGTCCGCGACGTTTGCCGGGGCCGCGTCCGCCTCGGCCAACACTGCGGCCGGAAAGATGAAGTCTCTCGGCATCGCAATGGGCGAGACGAGCGAGGCGATCGGCGCGACCTTCCTGCCGATCCTAAATAAGCTCCTCCCGATTTTGCAGAAGGTCGCAGCGTGGGCGCAAGAAAACACGCGCGTTTTCCTGATCGCGACCGGAGTCATCCTCGGCACCGCGTCGGCCATCATCGCCGTGAACGTGGCTATGAAGGCGTACACCGCCGTCACGAAGGTTGCGACCGCCGCGCAGTTCCTCTTTAACTCTGTTGTGAAGGCCAACATCTTCGTCCGACTTGCCCTCGCCGTTGCCGCCGTTGTCATTGCATACGAGGCGATCCAGACCTCGTCGAGGAGCGCAGGCGAGTCGATGGCGACCTGGGCGAAGCGCGCGCAGCTCGTCGGCGGCGCCATTATTGCCGTCTTCGCCGAGGTCGTCAGAGTCGTCGCCGCCGCCGGCTACATCCTCGTGAAGGCTGGCAACCTGTTCGGCAAAGTCTTAGACCCGATCCTCGGCACGAACATTGGCGGGAAAACTAGAGAGTGGACGGCCGCTATCGACCGTTTCGGGCAGGGCGTCACTAACTTCCAGTCGAGGGCGATCGACTTCGCGAACGGCAAAAGCTCCGAAAAGGTGGAAAGCGCACTCGGCGGCATCCTCGACGCCATCAAGGTTGCAGAAAAGACGTTCAGCGCTGATCCGGCCCAGTCGGCCATCGCAAACTATCCGGCCGACGCGATCACGGCAGGCGGCACGAAGGCCGAGGCCGCCGCGAAGACGGCCGCCGCTAAAACCTCGGCAGCCACCCAGAAAGTCGCGGCAGCAGCTATTCGCGCCGCAGGCATCGCGACGAGCGGCGTCAACCGGTCTATCGGCATGGCGACCGCTGAAACCGCGGCAGTGACCCAGAAGGCCGAGGCCGCCGCGAAGACGGCCGCCGCTAAGGCCGCAGCAGCCACCCAGAAGGCCGCCGAAGTCCTCAAGGCTAAAGCAGTCCAGCTCAAGGCGACACTAACAAGCGCGCTCGATAAGGCTTTCGGCCAGTTCTCGAGCGACGCTCTTCGCGCATTCGACGCCGAAACTCAGCGGCTTACGCGCGGCATTGACGCGAACCTTTCCGCAGCACTCGACGGCATCGACCGCACCCTGACGCAACGCATCGACACGATTCGCGCGAAGCTCGGCGAAACCCTGACCGGCATCACGACCGAGGAGACAACGCTCACCCCGGCCGAGGTTGCGTTCGCGAGCGCCCAGGCTGACCGCGCGCAAATACTTGCCGCCCGTGACCTTGCCGTCGTCGAAAAGAAACTCGCTGCCGCCCGCAAGGAAGGCGACCTCGAGGCCATCGCCGAGGCCGAATTGCACCTCGCCGACATGCGCACCGAAACGTCTTTGAAGGCGCTCGGCGAGCTGGCCGACGCGGAACGCGCAGCCGCCCGTAAACGTGCCGACCTACAGCGCACCGACGCCGAGCAAGCCGCCGACCTCGCAGAAAAGGCCGTTAAAGACGAGGCCACAATCGCGAAAACGGCTGCTGAGAACAGTTATAACGCCCTAAAAATTGACCTCGATAACGAACGGACAACGCGCCGCGAAGCCCTTGACCTGCAACTAGCCGACCTCGGCGAGCAGCTCGAAAAGCAGCCGGCCCAGTACACGAAAATACATAACGTGATCATGGGTCTGTTCAAAACTACTTTCGGCCCTGACTTTGCCCAGGCCGCCGCCGACCTCGGCCAGTCATTCGCCGACGGACTCTCCTCGAAAGAGTCTAAGGTCGCGGACGCGGCCGCCCGCCTCGCCCAGGCTGCCAACCCGGTAGGAGGCGTCGCAACCCCTGCCGATGCTATGCGCGCGGCAGGCATCGCGACAAGCGGCGCGAACCGTTCCGCCAGCGTGAATCTCACCGTTAACGCTGGGATCGGCACGAATGGCGCCCAGGTCGGTCAGACCATCGTCGACGCCCTCAACTCGTGGACGCTCAGGAACGGCGCGCTACCCGCCCGTTGGATCACTTGACCCAGGTCGTCTCGAACCCGAACACCGAATATCGCGTCCTCATCGGGTTCGTCCCTGACGGTTTCAGCGAACTCATCCTTGACGTGCCCGGGCATTCTGAACTCGACGCGGCAACGCTCGGCCCCGACCCGGCCGAATACACGTATGCCGACGTCACCGTCGACGTACTCACTGTTGACATTCGGCGAGGCCGTTCGCGCAGCATCGACAACATGCCGGCTGGATCGTGCGGCCTTCGCCTCCTCGACCAGGAGCGCGACTACGATCCGCAAAACACAGCCGGCCCCTACTACGGCAATATCTCGAAGGGTCGCCCCGTCCTCGTCCAGTTCCGAAAAACCGGGCCGACGTGGCATGAACTGTTCACCGGCACGATCGAGCAGATCGCCTATTCGATGGAACCGGGAGGCTTCCAGGTTGCCGAGTTCGTCGCGACTGACTCGCTCGCGCAGCTCGCCCGCCAAGCCCTCGAGGTCGACACCGTCTTTTCGGCCGCATCGACCGGCACGCGCATCGAGGACATCCTCGCGCTAGCAAACGTCACCGGGACGACCGACATCGACGCGGGCACCGTGACTGCCGTCACCCGTACCGAAAGCGCCGGAGCTAACCTCGTCGACCTCCTACAGCGCGTAGCAGCAGCCGAAAGCGGCGAGTTCTACACGTCCGCTACAGGCGTCCTGACGTTTCAGCAGCGATACACGAACGCGAACCCGATCACGACCTACACGCTCACACCGAACCTCGACAGCGTCCAATATTCGACGATCACGCTCGAGACGGCCGCCGAGGTGTACCCGCAAGTGAACGTCCTCGACGCTGCCGGAGCTGTTCAGACCGCTCGCGACGCCGCCTGTTACCTCGACTTCACCGGCGTTCTAACAGTCGACGCGGGCGAGCTGCTCGCCGCCGCTGACGCCCTGGCGCTCGCCGAGTACCTCCTCGCCATCTACTGCACCGAAACGACGAACGCGCGCACGATCGAAGTGCCGGTCGTCCAGGCCATCGCCGCCTATCAGGACGACCTACTACTAACCGACCTTGGCGACGCCGTCGAGGTCGAGCGTACCTTCGACGTTGGCGCCCCCCTCTCGATCGTCGAGTATTACGCCGTAGAGGGCATCGCCCATACGATCAGCAGGCAACGGCACGTGATGACGTTCACGCTGGGCGCGAAGACTACTTCGGGTTGGTTCTTGCTCGATAGCGTCGCGTTCGGCGTTCTTGACTCTAATATTCTCGCCTAGGAGACTCTATGGCTATTACAGGTGTTAAAAACTTCCAAATAGGCGCGATCCTGACGGCCGCCGACCTCAACACTTATAACCGTGGCGTCTTCGTTTTCGCTGACGCGGCCGCCCGCACTTCGGCGTTTTCGGCCGCTAGTATCACCCTCGCCGAGGGCTGGTTTAGTTACCTGACTGGCACTAACTCGACCGAGTACTACGACGGAGCAGCCTGGGTTGCGGTCGTCACACCTGCCCCGGCCGGACTCATTGAAGCCTACGCGGGCGCAACGGCACCGACCGGCTATCTCCTGTGCGACGGCACCGCTGTGTCTCGAACCACATATGCGAGTCTGTTCACCGTGACCTCGACTACCTATGGAGCCGGCGACGGCACTACAACCTTTAACGTGCCCGACCTTCGAGGCCGCGTGCCGGTCGGTGTTGGAACGAACGCCGCCGTGAACGCGCGAGCGTTAAGCGACGGTGTCGCTGTCGCCAACCGTCGGCCGCAACACCAGCACACACCTCACACGCACACGATGACAGGCGGCTACGCACCGATAGTCGGGAACGTCGATCAGTTTCAAGCGGGTTCGGGCCGGAGCGGTTCTGGCGGATCGATTGCATCGAAAGACGGCGGTTCCGGCGTTGCTACCGACAGCCTCGACGCTCCAGCGTGGCTGACCGTTAACTACATCATTAGCATCTAATGCGCTCTCTTAACCTGCATCAGGCGGCCGTCGCCGTCGTCGCACTTATCGGTATTAGCGTCCTTGGCGCACTTGGCAGAGTGAGCAGCGAGGCCGTCATCGCCGTCTACTCGATGTGTGCCGGTGGCGCGCTCGGGTTCGTGAACGGCCGCTACAGCGCCGGCAAGTAGGTAGACTCAGCTCGCGCGTTGAGGCGCTCTAGGGGGGGGCCGTAAGGCCCCCTCCGCTTGACACCGTCCGATTGACGCCGTAATGTCAGCCTGTCCGTCCACTCAACTGGAGGAAGACACATGCACTATCTTTGCTTACTTGGCGTCGGTGTTGCATCGTGGCGGCTCACCGAGCGCGACGCCTGGGACTCGTTTTGGTTCGGCTTCATCGCCCTGCTCGTACTCGGCAGCGTGGCCGAGTGGGCGGATGTGCGCCGGCAGAAGCGCAAGCGTGACGCCGCGAACCGTCGTCGCCGTGACGCGCGCCGCAAGGCCCGCTACGACGTTTAGCCCGCGTGGCTGAGATCCGCAACGTGCGCGTCTTGCCGCGCGCGAACTACACGACCGTCCCAAACGCTGCCGTCCGTGACCTCGAGCTGACGTTTCGTGCTCGAGGCTTGCTTGTCTGGATGCTCTCACATGAGAGCGGCCGCACGATTACTGCGGCGACCATTATCGACGCTGGGCCGGACGGCCGCGACAACGTCCAGGCCGCTTTACGCGAACTCGAGGAGGCTAACTACATCACACGGATCAAGTATCGAACTACCTACGGTCACTGGGCGCACCGCCTGACCGTGACGGACACGCCCGGCAGCTTCACTAACGAACAGGAGACCCGCGATGATCGTCGACAAGGCTAGGACTGCGGCAGCGAGAAACAGGCAGCGTGTAGGTATCCAGCGCGTGCGGGAAGCGTTCGGCCTGTCGGCCGTCCCGGCGCCCGGCTGGTACAGCACTTTCTACCCTGGTAGGCCGCGCGTGAGACCGTTCCAGTGGCGCGGCAGGAGACACTAAACGCGCAAAACCCCTGCAAGCACCACACACGGGTTTACCGTCCCCCGTCCGACCGTCCCCCGTCCGACCGCGCCCCGTGAAGGCGTCGATAAAACGAGAAGACGACCGTAGAAAACGATAGAGAGAAGACTCCCCCCAGGAGACTTCTCTCTCGATCGAAAGGAACGCGCGAGATGGAAAAGAGCTTCACGCAAAAAGTGATTCTCGCCCAAGAGGCGATCGGCACCCTGCACCGCGACGCAACAAACCCACATTTCAAGTCGAAGTACACGACCCTCGATCACATCCTCGAGGCAGCACGCCCCGCGCTTGGGGCGCACGGCCTGCTGCTCAGCCAACACCTCACCGCCCTCGACACCGTCGTAACTCGAATCAGCGACGGCACCGACGAACTAACGAGTGAAGTCAGGATCTGCGGCGGCAACACCTCGACCTCGCAGCAGTACGGCTCAGCCGTCACGTACGCACGCCGCTACGCCCTCACAGCGCTACTCGCCATCTCGACCGACGCCGACGACGACGGCCAGGTCGCCGCCGCCAACACCTCGACGCGCGTCACAGCCAAAACAGCGAAACCCGTCGTCGCGCAGCTCGTCGACGCCGTCGAGGTCGAGTCCCTCACGAAGACGATCGAGAAAGCCCGCGACGCCGCCATCGTGAAACAGGCGGCCAGTTTCGACCCGAACCTCGCCGCCCAAATCATCGCAGCCGGGGAGATCGAGTGCGGCTTCGGGAAACACAACGGGAAGGCCCTACGCGACATGGCACCCAGCCTCGTGAAGTTCTGGGCGGAACGCGAACTGAAACCATACAACGGCGCTCTATCTGAGGTCGATGTCGCGTTTAAGGCCGCCGCCGCCCTCTGGGAACGCGGACTCCTCGAACCTGAACTCCTCCACGGTCACATTGCGATCTCATCCCTAGAAGCCGACCTCGACCTCGGCGACTTCCTCGACGACGGCATCCCATTCTGATGCATCTCCCCGAAGCTGACTTCCAACAAGCCGTTTACGAAGCCGCCCGCCTGAACGGCTGGCTCGTCGCTCACTTCGGCGCGACCGAAGGCCCAGACGGCAACTGGCGCACCGCTACCCGATTCGACGGCCGAGGCTGGCCCGACCTCGTCCTCGCCCATCCGCAACACGGCATACTCTTCCGCGAACTCAAAACCGATAGCGGCACACTCACTAAAGCTCAAATCGAGTGGCTTGATTTGATCTACACAGCCGGCGGCGATAGCGCCGTCTGGCGTCCCCGAGACTGGCCGAAGATCATTGGCCAGCTCACAGGAAAGGCGACCATATGGCCATCCTCTTCAGCGTCCTAGCCTTAGCTACACCGACCTGGCCGACCACGAGCGAAGCTCGACAGTGGCAACCAGACCCAGCGTGGATGCGTTCAGCCCAATGTATTCATAGGCACGAGTCCGTGAACTGGCACCTCGATCATGTGAATTGGCAAGGCCGTTCGAGTCCCTACGCCGGCGGTATGCAGTTTCTCGAGGACACGTGGCGCCGAGCAGGCGGAACCGGCAACCCCGCTCACTGGTCGAAACGCGAGCAGCTCTACCGCGCATGGCGCATATGGAAGCTAGGCGGCGGCTCATGGCGCGAGTGGGGCACCGCCAAAGCCTGCGGCCTACGATGAATACATGCAAAAGAAACGGCCGCCCGTGAACTGGCACGTCGTCACCCTCATAGGTGGCCCCGCCCACGGCGTCACCGTGAAGCTCGCAGGCGGCCGACGCTGGCACGCCCACACCCACTACACCGACGCACCCGGCAACATCCCAGGCGCGAAAGTCGTCGAGGTACATCAATATGCTGTAGACGAAGACGGCATCTGGCGACACATCGACAACACCCACAAACTCTACATCGACTAGGAGGCACCATGCCCACACTCGTACGCATCACCGACAATCAGGTCGAGGTCGTGCACACCGCCTCCACAACCCTGTACGCCGTCAATCCTCCAGCCGACATGACAGTGAACGAACGAGTGCAGCTCCTCTCGCGCAACCTCCCCGGTCACACCGCGTCGATCTGGAACCGTCACCCAATCATTCTCGAGGCAAAGGCCGACAGATTCAGCACTCTCATGGTAGGCGTCATTCTCGCCCGCGCCGACTCCGTCAAAGTCACGAGCGCCCCGCTCGCAGACCTCGGGGAGGCCAATGGCGAATAGCGAATACGACGGTGCCCAGTACCAGCGCAACCGGAAACTAGTCCTCGGCCATGACGCCGCCTGCCATTGGTGCGGCAAGCCCGCTACCGCCGTCGACCACCTCGTCGAGGTCGACAGAGGCGGCACCTCCGAACTAGAGAACCTTGTCGCAAGCTGCAAAACCTGCAACTCAAAACGAGGCGCGTACTACAAAAACGCGAAGGCCAGAAAAACTCAAGAGATACGCAAGGTCGCGGCACTTCGCGCCGAAAACGTTTCTTTTTCAATCGAAA